TCAAGCAACCGCAGACGAGCCTGTAGATACGCCTAATGATACATTTGACGGTGCTATACAGAAATACTTACAAAGCAAAGGTTTAGCAAGAGGTGGACTAACCTATACTGTTTTAAATGATATTTTGAAAACAAATGGTTATAGTAAACCAGAACAATGGGTTAAAAATGCAGGTATTGTAGTAACAAATCCTGGTACAGTTGTAAGCAAGGCTGACATGGAAAAAATGGCTGCGTTGTTAGCACAGGGTGATGGGAAACTTAGTGGTAAGGCAGCGTCACAACCGCAAACAGCCGCACAGGGCCCTGATTTAAACGCTCTAGCACAGACTATTAAGTCTAATGCTACATTACAAAAACAAATACAAGATTATCTTGCCACAGTTAATCAAGCACCAGCTGGATCAGGAGCAGCCGCATAATGCGTATACATCAAATTGTAGAAGCAAAAGAAGGTAAGAACTTACATATGACTCATGTTGAGGATCTTATCCTTGACAATGGTTATGAAGGCGCCGTTCGTGCTATACAGTTTGTTGATGGCGTTCGTGACATGCTGGCGCAAGGCGGTGGTAAGCAAAAAGTAACAGTTAAATGGGACGGCGCACCAGCGGTATTTGCTGGCGAAGATCCTGCAGATGGTAAGTTCTTTGTTGGTACTAAGAGTGTTTTTGCTAAAGCAAGTAAAAAAGTAAAAAGCAAAGACGATTTAGACGAGTTCTATGCTGACACTCCGTTATATAACATTCTAGGATATGCACTAGAATATCTTAATACTCTCAATATTAAAGGTAAAGTATTACAGGGAGATTTATTGTTTTCACCAGAACGTCCTCCTGAAGATGCTACAATAGACGGTGAAGATTACATTGTCTTTAGACCCAACACAATAACATATGCTGTTAATCGTGATAGTGAATTGGGCGGCCGTGTATCCAAAGCAAAGATAGGTATAGTATTCCATACAACCTATACTGGTAATACAGTTCCTGAGATGCAGGCAAGTTTTGGAGCAGATGTAAATGAACTTTCTACAAATCCAGACGTATGGGCTGAAGACGCTTATTATAAAGATTATACTGGTGTTGCTACACTATCTGATCAGGAAAATAAACAGATCAGTCAGGATATTGCTAATATGAAAGCAGCGCTCAAGTCCATTAATAAAGCAGACTTTGACAAGTTTAGGACTGATCAGGATCTGGGCCCATTGTTTAATATTTTTATGAACAGTCGTGTTCGTGCTGGAAATCATGTAGGTGACCCTAAGGCGTTTTTAAGAGACTTCCTAAAGTTTTATAAAGAGCGCATGGATGCAGAAGTAGCCAAACTAAAAGGTGGCGCTGAAAGCAAAGCATATCAAACTCGTATGGAAAAATTAAAACAAACTAACCAGTTTGTTAAGGATAATATGGGTACTTTACTAAGTGTATTTTCTCTTTACAGTGCCGTTAATGATGCAAAACTCAAACTAGTGGGTAAACTAAATAATATTGATAGTATAGGAACATTCCTAAAAACTCCTGATGGTTACAAAGTAACCAATCCTGAAGGTTATGTTGCTATAGGTCATGAAGGCGGCGCTGTTAAATTTAATGACAGACTTGAATTTAACCGTGCTAACTTTATGGTACCAAAAGACTGGGGCAAGTAATGGCATTTGAATTTTTAAGAGAAGAGCTAACCGAAGCAAGATATATTCGTAGACCTAACGAAGTAACAGGTGCAAGCGGTTTTGATCTCAGTGAAGATTTTTATGAACACTTGCTTGCTCTACAACAGATGCGTTATGAAAGCCCTGCTTGGGCACAAAAATATGCCAAAGATACATTGCGTTATATGAACTTCTCACAAGTAAGAACAGGCGCAACTGATTTACATAACCTAGCAGCAATTTTAGGCAATCCTAGTAAATTTAAAGACAAAGTAACTGATCTAGACAATATAAGCTTTGATGAGCTTAAATTTAAAAGATATCTTAGAGATATTATTAGCGGTAAAGAACATCGAGCTCAGGACCGCCAGATGTTTCTGTCTATGCAAAAAAACTTGGGTATACGCAACAGTTTCCTAAGAAATGCTAGACGTGTTATTGGTGATTACAATTTAAGCACTGATAGTGAGCGTAAACAAGTAAGTAGTCGGTTAGTCAATGTTTTCCGTAGAGACGGACAATTCCGCAGTGATATGTTTAAATCCTATGCTACTACAGTTTCCAATAAAGGATTAATAGTAGAACCTGAACAACAACAAGCAATTCAGGGTGGCGGAAAGATTCCAGGATGGGTAAAGGGTGCAGCCGTTATTGCTGGTGCCTACGCTCTGGGCAGAAAATACTTTTAAACTGATAAATAATTACAAGCACGTATTAGACACATCGTGTATTGGAGAATAAAATGGCAGAAGTAACTCGTGTAAACGGTAACGCCTTTGGCGTTGTTCACATGGACCGTAGCCTATCAGGCAGCGGTGCTATCTCAGCCGACGAAACAGTAATCATCAGTCTTCCACAAATGGATTTCTTTAAGATTATTGTTGAGAACGGCTCACAAGAAGCAGTTGATCTACGCAACGAGCTAGACGCTGGTGAAGCAGTAGAAGCAATTCTACGCAAGGTTGGTGATCTTGCCACTGTTGAAATGTACCAAGTAGAGGGTGACACAACTGGTCAGATCTCTGTAGGTGTATATCCAGCAGGTGCATGGACAGCATCCTCACTACAAACAGCAGTTCGTGCAATGGGCACAACTGTTGGTAATAACACTGTTGATGTTAGTGGTTCTGACGTGACAGACGGCGGCTTTAAGCTCGCATAATAAACATTTAATTAAAGGAATAAACAAATGGCAGGCGTAGCAAGACAACATCCAGCAGTAGCAGAACTAATTGGTGAAATGCGTTTCGCTGGTAAAGAAGTAACACTAATGGCAATCGACTGGGACGTTAACGCAGAAGGTTCAGACGAGGCAATGATTGCAATCATCAACTCAGTACAAAAGTACGGTAACATCCTAATGGCCGGTGCAGTATATGGTACAGGCACACAGATGGACGTAATGCTTGAGGGTGACCTCAGCGGCAGTGACTATAAGTCAGCTGACGGCACAGTAACAGGTACCGTTGGTGCAGCACTAGTTGAGGACCTAATCAATCTAGGCGACGTTGACAGTGTTGACTTTACATCAGGTACAGTAGCAGTAACAATTAAAACAACCCTACAGTACGCATAATTTAATAACTGTTAAGTTATAATAGGAGGGCGGTGTTTTTACACCGCCCTTTCTGTTTCTAATAATTACATATATGAAACATTGTCCCAGTATCTGGCAGGACCATGCTGGTATTCATCCAGTGGATTTGGACTTACTAAGCCCCATGAGTTATCATTTGGATGACCGTTGGCGTACAAGAGACTTGCCTAGATTTACAAATGATGGGTTGTGGTATCCATTGTTATATTATAAAGTGACACTGGACTGGTGGACTAAAAAGTTTGCTAATTGGTTTAGTGCTAATCCAGGTTGGCCCTATATAAATCCTCCCAGAGTAAATAGCGATGGATTTATTTGGGCACTAAAACTAGGTTGTAATAGGTACAGAGTTTTAAAACATCTTGGTTATACAAGTGCAGATTGTATACTATTTGATGATAGTAATAAACTAGTCGAGTTGGGGTTTTATTTAAGAGACGAGGATCCATTACACAATGATAGAAGCAATTAAGGAACGCTGGGCTGTGTTTACACTGGTTGATATTACAAATACAGGTGTTACAAGAGGCAGTGGAAAAGCACGCAATCAGCAGCGTAATTATGAGACATTAATACAAACTGTAAGTTTGCTTAGTCAGCCCTGGACAATTCATGATGTTGAAATTTTGGATAATAAAAATGTACCTGATATTTTAAAGTTTGGTGATAAACATACTTTTATTACTACAATGTTTGGTGTAAGAAAAGTATGGTATTGGCAGTTTGGCATTGAACAACGTGAAGTTTTCGGGACTAATGGTGAGATACTGTTAGAGTATTTGCATAATGTTCCTGTTATAACAGGATTAGACGAAGATACACTTTTAGACCTAGCAGTGTTTAATACCAGCCCTAGGGAAAGTAATGTATTATTATTCAGAGCTGGTTAAAGAATAAATATAATATAAGATGCTTAGAGAATACAGGCATAAAACAGGCATAACTAGAGGCACAGAACAGGCAACACGGTCAAGCATCACCCAAGAGCTGGTGAGAACGTAATCTATGGCGGAAATAGAGAAGGAAAGTCTTGAGGCACACGTAGAGTTGTGTGGAGAGAGGTATAAGGCATTGCATGACAAACTCGATGCCGTGAACAACCGTCTTGACGAGAAGGTAGGAGAGATAACCAACCGTCTCGATAACGTAGAACACACTCTTGACGACATTCACGACGCAGTAATAAAAAGTGATAGGTACCGCAACAAGCAAGTACTTGCTTGGGCAACTGCTGTTATTGGCACAATGACAGGTGTAATTGGGTTCCTAGTTTGGAACATTATAAAATAATTAACGCATAAATACTATATGCGTTTTGAAGAATTTAAACCAGATAATGAAGCACTAGAAGAAGGCATGGCCTGGGCCCGTCGCGGCAACAAGGTTGTGCGTAAGTATCGTTGCAGTTCAGGCACAAGAAAGTCTAGAATTGTTAGCCATCCTGCTCAGTGTTTTGCTGCACCTGATATTAAAAAGCGTATTAAATTAAAGATCACAAAAGCTAGACTAGGCTCCAGAATGGCTAGAAAACGTAAACGTACGATGCGTATTAATCCTGCCAGTAAACGAGTTCAGGCACTTAACAAAAGGTCAAGATAATGAGATACAATGAATTTGCCGCCGAAGGCCTCTGGAAAGATATGTGGCAGGGTAGCCGCGCTGAGAAGAAACAGGATCAGCGAGATAAAGATGCTTATCTAGCAATGCGTTTAGATAAAGAAACAGCCAAGTTAGAGAAGCAAGGACTAAGTGCTGACGATGCTCGCAAGTATGCTTATCGTAAAGTATATGGCGCTCCTAAAAACGAAGCAGAATTAAAAATTACTAGAGTAGCTGGAAACAAAGCAACTGCTGGTGATGGCGTGGAAATTGATCTTGACGCTGTAGATCTAGATGTAGATCCAGCAACTAAAAAGATAAGTGTAAAACCTAAAGGAACAATTGGTAGTCAAGATCCTAAGAGATTAATCAAGCCAGGCAGCAAAATTAATATTGGCGATTAATTATGCGTTTTTTAGAATTCAATAATATAAGCTTGCCTATTACGAATGAAGAACAAGTAATACTAGATCATATTAGCAAAAATGGTTCGGTAAGTAAAAACAGTCTTAGTGAACGTGATGTTCATATCGCTAATCAATTAGTAAACAAATCAATTATTATTAGGAAACGATCCGATGAGCAAATCATCTATAAAAGCAGACAGTCTTCGCAGAAATCTTAATAACTTACTATCCAATTCTAGCCCAAGCATAATATACCAGGACAACGATAGTGTGGTTGTAAATGGTAAACATATTGCTATAGTAGATAATAAATGGATTATTAAGAGTATTTCCAAATCATTTAATCTAAAGCGTTGCGCTGTAGGATATGTTCTATCCATTATGAATAATGACAGAAGTACTGCCAATCATATAGAACTTTTAGATTTTAAAGCGGGTAAGTTGAAGGAAGATATGTTTTGGTACAAGCATGGCATGAAATCTGCTAATAAGCATAGTAGATTTGTGCTTGAATGTCGCCTATCTCTAACTAAAGATCGTTTTGATAATGTTGTATTGGACTTGAATCAAAAACTTAAAACTGTTAAAATAGCATAAATACTGTATATAAATTTTAGGAAGAAACCATGTACCTAGATGACTTAATCCCCGTTGCTGATAGCAAACGTGTAAACCAAGTAGTAAGAAAGATTTTCGGTTATAATATTAACCTAGAGAGTCTTAACGTTAATAAAGCAAAGTCTCTTAAAGAGAATTTCACTAAACAACTAAAGACTTTAGAAACAAAGTTAGGCGCTCGTTGCGAAAGTAATCAGACTTATCTACAACTGAAGCTAGTTAATGAAGTACTAGACAAACATATTGTAGAAAACGATATGAGTGACGAAGCTCATGAGCTAGTACTGTTTGGTGAGAACGATGCTGACTTATATCGTCAGCGTACTGTTCCAATTATGAAGAACCTTACTAAGAAATGGGATAAGGGTGTTTACGATCATGAACTAGCTGTTAAACTCTGGACATACTGGGCAGCAGACGCAGCACAGCGTTATTCAGCAGAACATGGTTCACCAGACGTGAAGTGGAGCAACATGTTCCCAACTAGTGTTCGCAATGAAGTAGCAGAGTACATGGCTGACTACTGGGAAGAAGAACTAGAAGCTGGCAACAAAATGGAATCAGTCCAGACTGTTGAAGAGAGTGTTATCCTGGAAGGTGAGATTGAAACTGCCGAAGTAGTAATGGCAGCTAAGAACGTAGTAGATCGCATCCAGGGAATGATTGAAGACCTTGGCGAAATCCTAAACGAAGACCTTCCACCACTAACAGACACAATCCGTGATCAGATGGACAGCACACAGGCACAGTCATATTATGACAGTGTAAGTAGTGCTATTATGAGTGCGCTTGAAGCAATGCGCGTTTCACGTGAAGCAGCAGATGGTGCAGCTCGCAGTATTGCTGGCGAACAAGGCGCAGAGACAATGGGTGCAGAACCAGAAGTTCCCGAAGTTCCCGAAGTACCAGTAGAAGAGCCAGCAGACGATGAGTTTGGCGCAAGCGCAGCAGCAGCTGGTGGCGAAGAGCCCATGGGTAGAGCCGAGCAGGTATAATGCGTATTCTTGACATTTTTACAGAGGCAAGTCAGGACCTAGGAACTATTATTAGTGTAGCAAAGATAGCTAATGATAAAAGCCAGGATTCTGAAACTCCTGGTAAAATGAAAATGTCAGGTTTTATTAACATGTTACGCAACAGTGGTCTTGCTATTGACTATGACCATTTCAAAACCTTGTATGATACAAACCCAGAACTAAAAACAGCAATACAACAGTATAATGATGATGAAGTTGTATTTTCAGCCGATGAAACTGGTGAAGAAGAAACACCTGTAACTGAACCCGAGGGGGAAGTTCCACCAGAAAAGAAAGTTAATCAGATGGCCAAAGCAGCACTAGCAAAACGTGAATCAGTTGATGAAGTTGATGAAGATGATCGTGGTTTAGACATTAGTCAAGAACCTGAAGAAAATCCAGTTGCCAGCGCAATCTTATACAGAATTGTAAGACAACATCCTAATGTATTCATGAAATATGGTCCAGAAGAAGTCATGATTGCAGCGGGTGAGGTGGCTGATTATGTGGGTGACGTGGAAGAGATTGGTAGCAGTGATGTAAGCATTTGGGTTAAGCACACTCTGGAAATGCTGGAAAAAAATCCACCAGAGGCATTTGGCGAGGATGAATCACTAGTTACTGATGAACAAAAAGATACCGTTAAGATTTCTAGAATCCGTAAACTCGCTGGTATTTAATCCACATCAAAAAGATATAAATTACGCAAAAAAATTTATAAGTAATCTAGCAACGCCACTGACCCAGTGACGTCGGTATCATTGGACGCTTCGACAAAAGTCGTTTATGGATTATTCCTAACGCCCGCTGTATATAGTTATAGACTATTAGCAAAAAAATCATTAAAATATAAAACTAAACTTAACTTATAAGGAGTTATTATGAAGAAGTTTATTATTGGTGTGGTTATGGCAATTGCTGTAGCCTTTACTACTATTATTCCTGCAAGTGCAGAAAATACAAAGGCACGTTTAATTATTGATATTGGTCCGCTTGGTGTACACAGTTGGATCTTAAAAGGTATCGAAGATGGTGCATTCGCCCGTCGTGGTATTGACCTAGAGTTTATTGGTACTGGTCCTGGTAGTGTTAAAACTAGTCTTGCTATCACTGCTGGTAAGGCTGAACTTGGTTATCATGACTACAGCGGTGTAGTTCTTGTTAATAGCAAGTCTGCTGACCCTAAAGTTACAGCCATTTTTGTTGTAGACGACAAGGCACAAGACGCTGTTTTTAGCTTGAAAGAAAAAGGCATTACAAGTTTTGATAAGCTAGACGGTAAAACATTGGGTGGTTTTATTACTGGTGTTACAAATAAAGTACTACCTGCTGTTACAAATGCAAAGTGGGAAATGGTTAACATGCCTTTTAGTGCTCGTGTTCCTAGTCTTGTTACTGGCAAGGTTGATGCAGTAGAAGGTTTTATTACAACCAACGTTTTTAACTTTGAAAAGGTTGGCGTGACACGTGATCAACTTAATATCGTTAGGATGAGCGATAAGTTTCCAATGGCAGTTAGCCGTGTTATCACAGTGAATAGCGATTGGGCCGCCGCAAATCCAAAGGCTGTAGTTGCAATTCGAGAAGTATTACATGAACTACTTGCAGACTTTGTTAAGAATCCAGCAGCAAGCGTAGCAACTTTAAGTGGACCTATTGTGTCAACTGATGCAAAGAGAGCACTAGAATTACGCCGCGCACAATACGGTATTAACGAACTAGTTAATACACCTTTTGTACAGAAGAACGGTATTAGTAACGCAAAGGTCGTTGGCCCACGTCTAAGTGAATACACTTCGTTGGTAGTTACAAAACTAGATCTACCAAACCGTCATTCAGACTCAAAGTATTTTGATCTAGATTAATGAAACATACAGCTATAACTGTTTCCGCAGCTATTCTGTTATGGGAACTAGTACTCAAAGGAGGATATATTCCAGGACTATGGGATATCATAACAACCTTCTTTGAGTTACTAGTAAATCCTGACTTTTTATTCAACCTTTGGACTAGTCTATGGCGACTTACAGTAGGCTGGTCCATTGGTATGTTTATCGGTTCAACTATTGGGATTGTTATGGGCACGAATTATCATGCACGTAAACTTATAATGCCTCTAGTAAGTAGCTTATTTCCTATTCCAAAAATAGCACTTCTTCCGCTTTTTGTTGTGTTACTTGGATTAGGAGAAGCAAGTAAAGTTACAACTATCTTCATAGGTGCATTTTTTCCAAGTATCATTACAGCATATGGTAGCGTATTACGCACACCAAAAACCTACATAGAAGCTGGCAGGGCATGTGGTGGCAACACATATATGATTATACGTAAGATTATACTTCCTTATAACCTTCCTACTATTATACAAGGGTTTAGAACTAGCGGGAGCCTGGCCTTAACTTTATTAGTAGCAGCAGAAATGCTGGGCGCAAAGTATGGCCTAGGACATTGGATATTTCTTACAGGAGGCGAAATGGAATTTGCAGAAATGTTTGCTGGTATTATCTGGCTTAGCATTATAGGATTAAGTATTAACTTAGGTGTGGAGTATCTTAGACATACAGTGTGCTATTGGAGCACCTTAGGTGAAGGAAACGATAGATGATACTTTCTGCTGATAAATTTGGTTATTACACAGTGGGCGATTTAAAAACTTACAGTAAACTTGAAGCTATTGAATGGCAAACAAGGACAGGTATTTGGCCCGAATGGAATTTTAACAAACATATTTTTGATAGTTATAACTGGCACATTGAGCCAACAAAATCTTTATGGGAAATGTATAAAGAACGAGCTATACAAATTAGAAATGAATACGATTATATTGTATTGTTTTACAGTGGCGGTAGCGATAGTAGCAATATATTATCTGCATGGTTAGAAGCAGGCTGTAAAATTGATGAGATTGCAAGTATGATTAATCTAGAGGGTAGCTCTAAACGCCGAGATTTATATGACAATATAACTGATATTGCTGATGAACCTTTTAGACTTGTTCGACCAAAAATAAAACAATTACAAGAGCAAGGATATAAATTTAAATTTAGAGAAATAGACATTTGTCAGCACACACTTGATTTTATAGATTTAGTAAAAGATGATTATTTTTATTATATGAATCATTCACCGAGTCCAAATAATATTATAAAAGCAATTTTTAGACAAAATATTCCTGATTACAAAAAATTAATTGCAGAAGGTAAACGTTTATGTTTTGTGTGGGGCACAGAAAAACCAAGTATATCTACTGATGCAAATGGTTGGTATTTCGCATTCAATGATATATTAGATAACTGTGTTAATCCGTTTGTTCAGCAGAGATATAACGATGGGTGGTATGATGAATTGTTTTATTGGTCGCCAGATTATCCCGAAATTGTTATAAAACAAGCACATACTGTAAAGAACTATATTACGGCAATAGATACAAGTTCTCAATATCAAACTGAAAAAACTAAATATGGCCAAAATCCAGTTACTAAAAAGTATCTAAAAGAAAGTGTATTAAAAAGTATAATTTACCCTAAATGGCAAGAGACAGATGCATTTAACGCTCGGGCCTATGCGGCGCAAAATACAGTGCTCAGAGAAGGGTTTCCACGTCTTGTATACAGTCCTCGAGATAGATGGTTTTTTAATAATGAAGGAATTGAATTAGTAGAAAAGTACGATAAACACTTCCATTGGATGTTTAAAGATCTTAAGAACAATAGACACTACGATTGGATACATGATGTTAATTCACTTAGTCGGAGTTTTCTTAAAGGGCACGTACAAAAGCACTATTTCGCATAAATACTGTAGGAGTTACAAGTATGGCATATCTACCCACAGGTGCACAGGCACGTGAGCGAGCACAGAATAATAACACAATAGCACAACAGATTGCTATCATGGAAATTGCAATCCTAGACGCTATTGCAAGTAATGCGTTTGCTGCTACTATAAGTGATGCATCAACTGTAACAATCCAAGGTACTACTGTTACTGGTAGTCCGATGACCGATAATGACGCAGACGGTCTAAACTACTACAAAGCCTGGCAGGGTACAATCACTGACGCTGTTAAAACAGAACAGATGAACGAAGTCATTGCACACTTTGAAAGCAAAGGCTATACCATTGCACGTAAGAGTTCAAGTGGAACATATTTTTATTGGTATCTAACCTGGTAAATGCTATAATATAGTATGATTACAGAACAATATGACTATGGCAGTCTGAAGCGCAAAAGCGTTGACGGGCGTCGTATGTACTCTACGCCTGACGGACTCGCAGTGCCTAGTGTTACAACTATTTTAGATAAAACAAAACCTGAACAAGCAAAAAAAGCTCTACGTGAATGGAAAAAGCGTGTAGGCGAAACCAAGGCTGCTGAGATCACAAAAGAAGCAGCAGGAAGAGGTACACGCATGCATGCTTGGCTTGAACAGTATGTAAAAGAAGATCGCATTGACGAGCCTGGTAGCAATCCCTACAGTCAGCAGAGTCATAAGATGGCTAACATTATTGTTGAACAGGGACTCTGCAATGCCACAGAGTTCTGGGGCACAGAAGTTCCACTTTACTTCCCACAGGTTTATGCCGGCACTACTGACTGTTTGGGTGTTTATAATGGCAAACCTGCTATACTAGACTTTAAACAAACTAACAAACCTAAAAAAACAGAATGGATCGGTGATTACTTTATGCAATTGTGTGCATATGCAGCCGCACACAATGAAGTACACGGCACAGACATCAAACAGGGTGTTATCCTAATGTGCAGTAAGGATTTTCAGTATCAGACCTGGACTATTGAAGGCGAAGATTTTGAAGAATACAGTCGCCAATGGTGGACTAGGGTTGGCGAATACTACGGCGCCTAAACTAATAAATAGTATTGTTATCTTTTAGGAGTTATTACAGTGGCAGTGGTCCAAATCTCGAGAATTCAGCATAGAACAGGCGTAAGTGATAACTTACCACAACTTGCTAGAGGCGAGATAGGCCTTGCTGTTGACACAAGAAAGGTTTATATTGGCAATGGTGGCACGAATGCTCCCACAGTAGAAAACCTTGAAATTCTAACTAATCGCAGTGATGTTATTGCGCTTGCTGATATTTACACATATAAAGACAGTCAGATTGGTTTTAGCGCACAAACAGGTGCAAGCTCATTAACTCCTATTGAACGTTCATTACAGGACAAACTAGACGACATAGCAAGTGTAAGAGACTTTGGTGCTGTTGGTGACGGTGTAACAGACGACACCGCAGCTATTAACCGTGCGCTTTACGAACTGTTTGCTCGCGAGCAAATTAACCGAGTACGTAGAAGCTTATTATTTCCCGGTGGAAAGTATCTGGTCAGCGATACAATTAAAATTCCAGCCTATGCTAAACTAGTAGGCGAAGGCCCAGATAGTACTTTCATTTATAGTGCTGGAGATACGACCGGCCCAGTTTCTCAAACAGCAGATAGTTTACAGCAAGTTGATGCTAGTGTTGGCAGTAATAGTGCTGATCAACCCAATAGTATTGTTGTAAGAGGTATTACTTTCCAAACCGAAGAAGACATTGATGTATTTCTAGTAGATCAAGCTAGCAGTTGTTACTTTGAAAATTGTAACTTCTACGGTGCTAAAACTTCTATACCCACTGGTGTTGGTAATTCAAAAGCAAGTGTACGAGTAAAGAGTAGCACAACATACAATACTAAACACGTCAATTTTAGAAGTTGTGTTATTGCCAAGAGTTCGTTTGGTGTTGTTGCTGATAACGACATGCAAAGTGTGTTATTTGATGGTTGTCGCTTTTATACATCATATAAGGGACTAAAGATTGGTGAGAATGTAACAGGAAGTGCGCCCAGTTTAGTAGGCCCTACTGCGTTTAAAGTTATAAACAGTCACTTTGACGATATTTATAATAGCGGTATTCATGTATATAATGGACCGCATTTTAACAGTGGATTTAATTATTTTGCTGATGTAGCCAATAATGGTCTTGGAAACGGAAGTCCAAGCACACATGTTATTAACCTACAAGTAGGCGGAGCGTATAGTTTAGGTGATTGCTTTGATCGTCCCGACAGTGATGATAGTGAAAGCACTAGAAGAGTAAACGTAGATACTGGTAATGTAGCAAGTCTTGCTACAGACAATTCCGGTGGTGTGAAATTCGGTAGCTATATCAGAGGTTTCGGTACTGATTTTGCTCTAGCTAATAATACTTCTGCAAGTACTGGTATTACATTTAGTAGTAATAGCGATCAGTACGCTATTGAGATTGAGTATATGATTACTCGCAACAATAAAATACGTCAGGGTACTATGCGTATTACACACGATAGTACCGCGCAAGTTATTGAAGATGATTTTAGTGAAAACAATGGTGATGTTGGCGTAACATTTAGTTTGACAAATGGATCAGATATCACTACACTTAATTATACAACAGATAACCAGACAACTGGAACACTGCATTACGCTGTAAGAACAATTCGTTAATTACTGTGTGGGATTTATCAGTACAGGATAGACTTTCCTATTGGCGAAAGTTTAGGCAAGGCTTGGATAAGCTAAGTTTTCACGATTGCTTGCATCAAGTTAATAAATTCTACTGGACTGCTCCGTTAAGTAATTCTTTTTTTAGTCCGGATCTTCCCAGAGATTGGCCTGATCCCTGGGAATTAATAACAGAAAATTACTATGACGATATTGCAAGAGCTCTAGGAATGTTGTATACTATAGCTCTAACAAGGCATTCAGATCATAAAATAGAAATGAAGTGCTATAGGGACAGATCAGCTAGCCAGGATTATAATTTAGTATGGATAGATGATGGGTTATATGTGCTTAATTACGATCTAGAAGTCAGAGTAAATAACCAATTACAACTAGAACAGTCCTCACTGATCTACACAGCGAATAAAGAAAGTCTATTAGGTATAAACATCCATGAGCAATATTCAAGTACAAAAGCGTAACGGTGAAAAAGAAAACTTAGAACTAGACAAGCTACACAAAGTCGTGTTTTACGCATGCGACGGTATTACAGGTGTTAGCGCAAGTGAAGTAGAGATCCGCAGCCATCTACAGTTTTATGAAGGCATTAAGACTAGCGATATCCAAGAAACACTAATCAAAGCAGCAGCAGATTTAATTAGCGAAGAGACGCCCGGTTACCAATACGTAGCAGGGCGTTTAATTAACTATCACCTACGCAAGATTGTATATGGTACATTTGAACCCTGGCACATTTACAAGCTCGTACAGCGCAACGTAGACAGTGGTTTCTACGATCCTGCGCTACTTGAAGACTATACAGAAGCGGAATGGAACGAGCTAAACGACTATATTAAACACGACAGGGATGAGACATTAACCTACGCTGGTATGGAACAATGGCGAGGCAAGTATCTTGTAAAGAATCGTGTCACTGGTGAGGTATTTGAAACTCCACAAATAGCATACATGTGTATTGCGGCAACTCTGTTTAGTAAATATACAGAGGACCGTTTACGTTGGGTCAAAGATTATTATGACGCTATCAGTACATATTTTATTAGTCTTCCTACTCCTGTTATGGCTGGGGTACGTACTCCACAGAGACAGTTCTCCAGTTGCGTCCTTATTGAAACAGCCGACAGTTTGGATAGCATTAATGCTACTGCTAGCAGTATTGTTAAGTATGTTAGCCAAAAGGCTGGCATAGGTATTGGCGCAGGAAGTATCCGTGCTATCGGATCACCTATTCGCAAAGGCGATGCTTATCACACAGGCGTAATTCCATTTTATAAACTATTCCAAAGTGCCACACGTAGTTGTAGTCAGGGAGGCGTGCGTAACGGCGCAGCCACACTATACTATCCTATCTGGCACTATGAAGTAGAAGACCTTCTTGTTTTAAAGAACAACAAAGGTACAGAAGACAATCGTGTACGCCACATGGATTACGGCGTGCAGTTTAACAAGCTGATGTATGAGCGTCTAATTACTGGTGGCAATATCACACTATTCTCACCAAGTGATGTCCCAGGGTTGTATGATGCCTTCTTTGCAGATCAGGACAAGTTTAAAGAGCTTTATGAAACAGCAGAGCGTAATACACGGTTACGTAAAAAGACTGTTAAGGCTAGTGACCTGTTTAGTGCGTTCATGGAAGAGCGTAAGAACACTGGTCGTATCTATCTAATGAATGTTGACCACGCTAATGATCACAGCAGTTTCAAAGCAGATGTTGCTCCTATCAAACAGAGTAACCTATGTTGTGAAATCGATCTACCTACCAAGCCACTAAATGACTTTAATGATGAAGAAGGTGAAATTGCACTGTGCACACTTAGCGCAATTAACTGGGGATTGATTAGAGATCCAAAGGAATTTGAAAAGCCTTGTACTCTTGCAGTTCGTGGGTTGGATGCACTACTAACATATCAAAACTATCCTGTAAAGGCAGCAGAACGTGCTACAATGCTACGTCGTCCATTAGGTATTGGTATTATCAATCTAGCATATTGGCTAGCACGTAATGATACAAACTATACTAATCCTAACCTAGAGCTAGTAGATGAATATGCAGAAGCATGGAGTTACTATCTTATCAAGGCTAGTGCTGATCTTGCAGTTGAACAGGGCGCATGTCCTGGTGTAGATGAGACAAAGTATGGTGATGGTATCACACCTAACCAAACATACAAGACAGACTTGGACGAGCTCGTAAAACATAAGGAGCGTATGGATTGGGCAGGACTACGCAAACAACTAGCCGACACGGGCATTCGCAACAGCACACTAATGGCACTTATGCCTGCAGAAACAAGTGCACAGATTTCAAATAGCACTAACGGTATTGAACCACCACGTGCCTATGTAAGCGTAAAGCAAAGCAAGGATGGCGTACTCAAACAGGTAGTGCCTGGTTATCCTCGTTTAAAAAATAAATACGAACTACTGTGGGATCAGGAGTCACCCGAAGGTTATCTTAAGATTATGTCTGTACTTCAAAAGTACATTGATCAGGGTATTAGTGCTAATACCAGCTATAATCCTACCTTCTATGATGATGAAAAGATTCCAATGAGTACTATGCTTAAACATCTTATTATGTGTTACAAGTATGGACTCAAGCAGTTATACTACTTCAACACCTACGATGGTGCAGGTGATGATGATGGAGAAAAAGAGCAGCTTCTTATTAAACTACCCGATGTAGTAGAGGAAGAAGATTGCGAGAGTTGTGTTATATGACGAGAGGAAGTTGATAAATAAACAGAAGGAGAAATCTAATGTTTGTTTATCTATGGACCAATAAAGTAAATGGAAAGAAGTATATAGGAAGATGTGCTGGGGACGAAGAAGGGCCGTATAAAGGATCTGGAAAATATTTTCGTAGAGCATACAACAAATGGGGAGAAGAAAACTTTAGTAGAGAGATTTTAAAATACTGTTCAAGTATTGAAGAGTGTAAGGAAGTAGAGCAATATTATTTAGATATGTATGACGCATCTAATAATCCAAACTTCTATAACATTTCTCCAAGTAGCCATGGAGGTCATCACGGTGCTGATTATACCGGAGAAAAGAATCCAATGTACGGTAGAAAACATCCAAATCATGTACCACATTTAGGTAAGGATAATGGAATGTATGGAGTAAGAAGATACGGTTCAGAAAATCCTAACGCAAAGGCAGTGACTGTGATAGATCCTGACGGGAATGTCCACAAAGCTGACAGTTTAAGAGAAGTCTGCTTAAAGTTATTTGAAACAGATGAGCATTATAGTAAAATGAAACATCTTGTAAAGAAATGTAAAGAAGGAAAAAAGTTGCGTAGTGATTCGCAGTTTTACAAATGGAGAGCATATTATGACTAGTGTCTTTGGAACAGATAGTAAAGATCACAAAAAACGCAAAGCCTTTTTGGATGGTGATGTTGGTATTCAGAGATACGATGATATTAAATATCGTGCCTTTGATAAACTTACAGAAAAGCAGCTAGGATTTTTTTGGTTACCTAACGAAGTAGACATCCTACGTGATGCTAAGGACTTTAAAGAACTTACAGACCACGAAAAGCATATCTTTACTAGCAACCTCAAGCGTCAA